TGCAATGGTGCCGTTTAGGAACAGTGTTCTCTCCAACGTCTCCATCTGTGTCTCCTGATTCAGAACCTTCTGGTTCTTCCAACTCCAAAATTTCTTCATTTCCTTTCACCTCTCTTCCCCCAGCGAAAAGCCCTGCATCTTTTAACTTGGTCATATTTCCATTAACCAGGTATAAATCACCGCCTTCCTCTTCAGGAATACGGTCAAGATTTTCAAGTTCCCTGATATCGTTGGCACTCATCCATCCATTCTGCCTGCCAATGGCATAACCATTCATGCGGCTCTGATAATCACCGCGCAGCAATCCATCCACATTGAACTTGACAAAGTATTGTCTCTTTTCATCCGACGTTAATAAGGAACGAACCATCGCCTGTTCCCACCTTGCAACCCATGGGTCTAAGGTATATTTCACGAACTCCAACGACTGCTGCTCAATATTAGAAAAGCTCGACTTCTCCAAGTCCCCGACCATATGCGGCGGTACCCGGAAAATTCGAGCTATTTCATTAATCTGAAATTTTCTTGTCTCTAAAAACTGTGCCTGTTCCGGTGAAATGGAAATCGGCGTATACTTCATTCCCTCTTCCAGAACCGCTACCTTATTGGCATTGGAACTGCCGCCAAATGCAGAATTCCAACTATCTCTTACTCTCTGCGGATCCTTTACCGTTCCCGGATGCTCCAGAATGCCACCCGGTGTCGCACCATTCGCAAAGAACTTCGCCCCATACTCCTCACAGGCAATCGCCATTCCAATCGCATTCTTTGCCATCGCAATCGGAGAATAGCCAACCAATCCGTCAAATCCAAGACCAGGAACGTGAAGCACATCCGAAGGTTTCAGGTTGACCATGCTACCTTTCATAGTCGGTGCATCATCCTTACTGATATTATACTGATAATAAAGCTGCCCTTTATCATCCCTGTCCACCGTCATCCGGTTCGGCATCAGCGGATACAATGCAATGATCTCTCCCTTACCATTGCGGATTATCTGGGCATACGCATTCCCCCACAGGAGCAAATGCGTCATCAAAGTCTCCCTGAATACAAAGGACGTCATTTCCGGATTCGGTTCATCATGGAGCAAAAAATAGAGCGGGTGTTTCACCGCTTTCTCCTTACCGCCGTCTCCGTTGTATTGATATAAATGAAGCGGAAGACTTGCCACCGCTTCCGAAAGAATACGCACACAGGAATACACTGCTGTCATCTGCATGGCTGAACGTTCATTGACATTCTTACCGCTGGAACTGCCACCGATAAAGAATCGGTATGCACTGCCTGCTGTGGCATTCTGTGGCTTATCTCTTGATTTAAAAATTCCACTTAAGATTCCCATAATCATCACTCTCCTTAAAAATGAGTATAAGAAAAGCACCTACCACTGTTCTTCTGGTAGATGCTTATAAGCATAGATTTTATTCCACAAATTTTGATTACCGCTCAATCAAATCTTCCATTGTACAGCCCAAAGCCTTGGCAAGTCTATACATTGTATCCGCACTTGCTTTGTTGATGTTTTTGTTTCGCTGTTCATACATTTGAATCGAACGAAGACTGACAACGGAACGTTCCGCTAATCCTGCTTGAGTAAATCCATATGCTGTACGAATACGCTTTAAATTAGTTTCAGAAAAATACTCCTTTATTTTTGAATCCACAATGTCAACAAACTTTGTAATATCCGCTTCGTGGAGAGTGTAATACATTTTTTGTAAATCCTCAAAAGAAAGAACCTTGAAAATATCACTATACTTCCTGCCTGAATACCACTGGTAATAAGCAATAGCCCAGCCAATCCAGTATTCCTTTGAGCGTCCAAAATGCTCCTGCGGTTCTATTTGAAGTTCTTGCCCTTTGGTTTCTGAAACGATCTCCCGAACGATTTCAATGCCGCTTTTACCTGCAAGATAAGCAGGTTCACCGTTCTCCATTCGTTTGCTTACAGAACTTGCAATAAACAGTTTCACAAAATCAGTTCCAATAATACCGCAAGTATTGACTGCATAATCAAAGGCATCACCAAGCACCGACTGTGCCTTACTCAGATATATTTCTTGGTATGCGCGGATCATCGTTCTTAATGCCTCCTCTCATAATATCCTGAATGTACAGGCCGTCACTCTCTTCTTCAAGCATCTCCAGATACAGCTGATTAGCTTCATCATTTCTGGCTTTGCGAAGAACATAATACTGGTCCTTCTCCGCAACATCAAAGCCTTCATATTTCAGCTTGGAAAATGCAAACTTTGACTTAATAACGATTTGTTCACCCAGCTTTCCAAGTCGCATGGCACGTGCAAGTTGTTCTACAGAAATACCATTGTTAAGAAATGACTCTGCGTAATCAAAATAAGAATCATCCGCACGGTAACCTGTACTGAAGTCATATACCCGTTTCCTGACGCTTTAAAAATAATTTGTATTTATCAAAAAATAATATGCACTGAGTCATCTTGTACTAGCTCTAAAAATAACTCATTATCAACCACTTCTGTTACCAAAATCACAGAATAATCATCCTGTACTTTACTGTAGGTAATCTTACGAATATCCTTTCTGCAATCCCTTAAATTCTCAATACTTATTTTCCCCTCACGGAAAAGCTGGCAAAGAATGGCATCATTACTCTTATATGAAACCGGCACTGGCGTCCTTGAGGTAAATATTTCTCTTAAACTGGTTTCGGCTTTACGTTGAAACTCATAAGTATCGCTGTCCTGCGAATATACCGTCAAAGCCTCTGTCTTCGGATAATACCAGGAAACCACTTCCGCCAAAATTGTAATTGAAATCTCTCCTGCATTCTTCTTTTTCATTCTTCCTGAAGATAGTACCTGCCCTGGAATCGGCCACTCATCATAAAGCTTATTAATCCAATCCTTATAAGCTTCCATATCCAGTACATCTGCTTTTTCCACAAATCGCCGCAGATAACTTTTAATTCTTCCAATCTGATACGTTGATGCAAGAACAATCTGATAAAGATTTCCTTCCTCATAATTAGCAAGATTTGAATAATCTCCTTCCGCGATACTATGTATTGGGTATCCAAGTTCAATCAGTTTTTTCAAATACTCCGTTCTTCCTTCTGCATCGTTGACTTCCATTAGCACCCATTCCGGAATAAGAATAAGATCATAATTTTTCAAAATATCATTCGAAGGTATCCCTTTCACCTCTAATCCTTGCATAAATGAGATTGAAGATGTATCCAAAAGGGCGATATGCTTTTTTCTCTCAATATTTGTTATTTTCGTTATTGTCATCATTGCTTCTTCCCCGTAATCATAGAAATTTCTTTCATGATATTTAGCAGATATTCTTCGTTATCTTTATGATAATGAAGCTCTGGATTCGCAGCTTTACATCGCCTTATCCTTTCCTGCAGGGATGATGTGTTAATCACATAAGATGGATTTACCAGACTATCATCCAAGCCAAGTGCCCGAAATCGCTGCGGCATATCCTCAAACTCCAAGTCGAAAACTTCCTTAACCCTTCTTCCCAGTGTTTCATTTTCACTTTGAATCGCATATTCATAAAGAGAAACTAACACGGCTTTATATGGCGCCTGAAATGCTGACATACAGAGAAATATCTTGGAAACAAAATCCATTTCCGGAAGTTCTATAAAATATCTATCCACACCATTTAAAAGCATACTTGCTGCAAAACATTCTGCTTTTCTTTCTTCCATCATATTATCATTCTCAATAAAATGATCAAATGATATTTTGTCAAAAATAAGATGATAGATTTCATGCCATGCTGTAAAATATTGATTTGCACGCGGCAACGCTGTGTTAAGGACAGGAATTATTTTTCTGTCTTTTACAAAAATTGCTCCACTTAAAAATTTATCTTCTATAGGCATCTGAATCAAACCGAACCCCTGCAAAATCAGTAAAGCAAGCTGTGGTCTTGATGCTACTTTCATGATTGTCGGATTCAACTGTACTTTCATCGTCTGTTCCAACACTTCATCTCTAATTTCATTATTCTTTTTTATCACTAAATCAATATTAGCAGCAGTTATTAACTCACTCATATAATCACATCCTTAGTAATATATTGCACACAGATCAATAACATCCAGCAACAGATTATACTGTTTCCTTGCCGTCTCACTCATTTCATGTTTCAACGGAGCATTCTGCGAAAACACAGTAGTTGTAACAGGTTTAGCTGATACCGAATGATAAAACATCAGCTCTTCCGCTGACATATTCAATAATTTCAATATTTTCTGCAAATGGCGGTCAAATGTACTCTTACTGTCCACAGCGCCATTTAACAACTTATCCAATGTCGGACGTGATATATCTGACTTACTTGCAAAAGACACTTTCGTATAGCCTTTATCTCTGATACATTCTTTTAACTTTGAAGCCACCAGACTTCTTTGTTCAAATAACTCATCAAACTCCATTGTGATGACCTCCTTCTCTTTCTTGTCTTTATTATATGCAAAATAGAAGGAGTTTGCAATATTATTGTAAAATATTTTTTTACATTTTAACATTTTCTATTTAAATGAACAAAATCCCTCGCTCATCATAAACAGATGCTGTGACATCATTTCCACATCGTATTGCCCTATCCAATCCCATGATAGCTGCAATCGCACCGTCAATCTTCTCTGTAGATTTTTCCTTATCTGCCTTAATGTTTCCCGCTGGATCATTTCGGATATAGATGTTGTCCATCATCCAACGAAGTACCGGATGACCGCCATGTGCCAATTTCTTTTCTAACGTCAGTTTCATCAATTCCTTTGTCGGCGGACTCATATCTTTGAACCCCTGTCCAAACGGAACTACGGTAAATCCTATTCCTTCCAGATTCTGCACCATTTGCACTGCTCCCCAGCGGTCAAATGCAATTTCACGGATATTGAAACGCTCGCCAAGTCTCTCTATGAATTTTTCAATATATCCATAATGGACAACATTTCCCTCTGTAGTCTGCAGGAATCCCTGCCGTTCCCAGACATCATACGGAACATGGTCTCGTCTGACTCTCAGCTCCAATGTATCTTCCGGAATCCAGAAATACGGTAAGATTGCAAATCGGTCATCTTCATCGATTGGTGGGAAGACCAATACAAAAGCCGTGATATCCGTGGTGGAGGATAAGTCCAGACCACCGTAACATACACGGCCTTCCAAATCGTCTTCATTTACATGAAATGCACACGCATCCCATTTATCCATCGGCATCCAGCGTACTGCCTGCTTTACCCACTGGTTCAATCGAAGCTGCCTGAAAGCATTCTCTTCTCCCGGATTCTGTTTCGCAGACTCACAGGCCGCCTGTACCTTATCAATGCTTACTGTGATACCCAGAGATGGATTTGCCTTTTTCCACACCTTCGGGTCCGTCCAGTCATCATTATCCTCTGCTCCGTAGATCACAGGATAAAAGGTCGGGTCCATCTTTCGCCCTTCCAGGATATCCTTCGCTTTCTGGTGTGTCTCATAGCAGATGCTATTCGTATCCGTGCCTGCTGTTGTGATTAAAAAATACAGTGGCTGTGTTCTGGCATCTCCGGAACCTTTTGTCATAACATCAAAAAGTTTTCTGTTTGGCTGTGTATGCAGCTCATCAAACACGACTCCGTGAATATTGAAGCCATGCTTTGAATAGGCTTCTGCCGACAGTACCTGATAAAAGCTGTTTGTCGGCTGATACACGATCCGCTTCTGAGAGGCAAGTATCTTGACTCTTTTATTCAGAGCCGGACACATTCGCACCATATCGGCTGCCACTTCAAATACGATCGATGCCTGCTGTCTGTCCGCAGCGCAGCCATACACCTCCGCACGTTCTTCCCCATCTCCGCAGGTAAGCAGCAGTGCGACGGCTGCAGCCAGTTCAGACTTCCCCATCTTCTTCGGAATCTCAATGTAAGCTGTATTGAACTGCCTGTACCCATTGGGTTTTATTGTTCCAAAAACATCCCGGATGATCTGTTCCTGCCAATCAATCAGTTCAAATGGTTTTCCTGCCCAGGTTCCTTTTGTATGGCAAAGGCATTCGATGAAAGAAACTGCATAATCCGCCAGTTCCTGACTATATCTCGAATCCTCAGCCATGAATCTGGTAGGCTTATATCGTTTCAGTTTCCTCATGTTATTCCTCCATTTCTACCATATGGTCTGCCCACGCACTCCAGTAATTTGCTGTCCGGTAAGCTTCCAGACATCCCTTCGGTACATGGATTCTGCATGTATCCGACATCTGATTAAATACAGAACTGCCGCCCAAGGTCGGCGGTACCGCTGCCATAACATAGTAATTCTCTATACAATAGCACTTATCAAATGCACTGTTTCCAATCGAAGTAACTGTTTCCGGCAAGGTCAACTCTGCCAGAGAATAGCAATTTGCAAAGGCATTTGCTTCCACCTGCTTGAGTGAAGACGGCAGCTGTATTTTTCGAAGCAGGATACACCCGTAAAATCCATAATTTCCAATCTTTGTCACACTATCAGGCAAGATAACCGACTCTAATGCACTGCATTCCGCAAAGGAACTCCCTCCGATTTCAGTGATTCCTTCCTCCAGCACAACTTCCCGCAGAGCGGTACATTCCTGAAACATATAATTAGCCACTTTTTTCATTGCGGCCGGTATCCTGACTTTCTTCATGGACGTACACCCTGACATGATATACGTGGAAATCGTATTCACACTCTCTGGAAATGTAATCCCTTCCATCGCACAGCATCCTTCGAAGCAATACGACGCCAGAGATGTCAGGTAATCTGACAGGCATATCCTTTCTAATGAACTGTTCTGTCTGAATGCATAAGAGACTATCTTTGTGATGCTTTTAGGCAGAGCCATATACCGTAATCCCGTACATGCCTGAAATGCAGTCTGAATATCTGTAATCCCTTCTGGAATAATGATATATTCTAAAGATTCACTATTGAATGCACGCGTCCCTATCCCGGCAATGCAGTTCCCCAACTCAATCTTTCTAATACAATTTTTATATGCACTGTTAACTCTCGAGCTACTGGCTGTCTGATGCAGCAGATACGTGTTATTCGCACTGCCCCAAAAATATATCTTCGCATTCTCCAACGGTATCAGCCTTATCACATATTCCCCGGGTCCGGCATACCTGTGTTGGACATGATTCGGAATACCGGAACCTGATACCGATGATGTTTCCAATTCACTTCCATCTCCCCAATCAATCTGTACACTATCTGCTTCCGCCTGTGCAAATCCCAGATATGGTTCAAGCGCTCCCTCTACAAGTTCTATGTAAATCCTTGTTGAGCCATCATCTGTTATAAAGATCGCTCCAACTTCAACCTCCCCTGCCGCCTCCTGTATGCTCTCCAACGACCAGTTCCACCCCTGACACACCAGACCTTCTGCATCCGGAAGCGACGGAAGTTCTGTCATACCTTCGATTTCTTCCCATGAATAGCTGTATATCAGCTCCCCATACGCACCGTAAAAGCGTACCGGCTTCCCCAGATCAGCTCCACTCTCCGTCTCAATCGCAAGTATCGCATCAGGCATCCTGGCAGGCTTGTACCGGATATCACTTCCACTTTTCTCTCGGATCGCATCTGCGATTGCGGTCAGCGTATCCTTATTTACCAGAACATTTCCCATCAGTACTCCACCTCATTTCCATCCACCAGCGAAGTGATATACTTCTGCAGCTCCTCCACCTCTTCCGCTGATGCAAGCCTAAGCTCTGCGGCTGTCTTATTCCCGTTCAATTCCACACCATTTATCTGCGGCTTTCCACTCAGACTTGTATAAGTCGAGGTACCCGGACTCCCACTCAATCTGCCTGAAACATTCCCTGCACTGTAAATCCGCCCCATTATCTGCTCTGCCATCATGCCACCTCCACCGTCAGGTTCATTCGTTTATCTGCTATGAATGTACAGCGGTATCCATTTACCTTGCTCAATGACAGCTCCCAGATATATTTTCCAATCTCCAAGTTCTTTGTGTCCTCTTCTGCAAATGAGATTGTCTTTGTTTCCATATCCGCTTCTATTCGGATTGCCGGTTCTGTATCATACTTATTACGCTTTGCGGCAAATACGACACAGTCTCCTTCCTCATACTCATATGCACTCCCATCCGGAAGATAAATCTCAAACGTGAATGTCGGTGTGTCGCCCTTGGTCAGGAAAATTTTATAATCTTCATCAATACTCCATGACATTCTTTGTCCCTCTCTATGTAAAAAGGAAGGCCGAAGCCCTCCCTGTATTTTCCACCATCATCGATTCTTAAATGCAGCAGAACCGCTCAGATTCTTCAACAGAATCTTCCGGTCGTCTCGGTATTCCTCTCCAATGAATCCCAGTCTTAACAAAAAGCACCGAAATGCATATTTTTCATTCTCTACCGTCCCCGCTTTCGCCATGATTCTCTTCTGTCTTTTCGCCATATCGCAAAGCGCTGTTATAAAATGCATATAGGCATTCAGCTCCTCCGGTGTACTTTCCTTCGGAAACCATGCAAAATCCAGCCTGTTTCCAATGATTTGGATTGGAAGTTTCTCTGTATTAAATGCATTTTTCATCAGCTCACTTTTGGCGTCCACCAGCGCATACAGGTTGTTAAGCTGTTTCTCCGAAAACTGTGACAGCGGCATCTGGATTGCCGTACCGGAAGGTTCTGCCGGTTCATCCGCTTCTTCTGCTTCCTCTTCCACCTCTTCCTCTTGCTGTATCGCATCAATCTCAACCGGAAAACACCTCTCAAAAAGCTTCCGCATCAGATGTGCAGTTACGCTTTCTTCAGTCTCTCCAGTGTCGATATTTCCCTCTTTCGTTACCGTAAAAGACCCAATCTTGTATGCCACACTCGGCATACCCATGTATTTCGGTTTTTCTCCGGTAATCTCCGCAATTGCCGCAACCAGTGTCTTCCGTTCCTGTCCCTTCATATTCAATGTGATTGTCATGCCCGATGCCTCCTTGTTTTTAGTCGTACACATATTAACTCTCAAAGCCTTTATTATCCACATCATTACTACACAATCCTGTCCGCTTTGTTTTGTGTAGATTATGGCAGCCCGCTTTCAGGCAGCCCGTCCGTTTCTGAAAGCGGTGTCTCCTGCAAGTCTTTTCGTAAAAAGTTCTCTTGCCGTTTTGAATTCGTCACCGATAAATCCAAGGCGGAGAAGCCACGTTCTCATCGCATACTTCGGATTTTCATGCTGCTGCGGTTTTGCGCTCGCGCTCTTTACCTGCTTCGCCAGCTGGCTAAGAGCCAGGCAAAGCTGAATGTAGCTTTTAAGCTGTCCTGCGTGCAGGCCGTTCTGTCTGCCATCTGCCGGTGCATCAAATTGAAAAAGTCTGAATTCCACCGTACCTTTTGTGAAAGTCGCATGCAGGTTCAGCATATGGTATCGGCTGTCATTGTAGTGATGGCTTCTGCCGCTGCCTGCCCCGTTGCTTGTATACCAGATGTCTGCCAGTTCTTCCATCGTGTTAGGTTTTTCCGCATTAATATTTTCTAAAAATCTTGGATCGACTGTTCTGCAATAGCGCTTCATCCGGGCTCTGTCAAGCTTCAATGCCTCTGCTAAAAGGGCTTCATGACTTGCCATGATGTTAGCCAGATTTCTAAGGCTCT